CGGTTTCTGAATCTGTGACGAAATTTCCAGTGTCACTAACGTTTACTGGTGTAAACCCTAACGCCCCTGTAACGTCACCGTTGGACACCTCAGTGAGGAAGATCCCGGTTTCTGAATCTGTGACGAAGCTCCCGGTTTCTGAATCTGTGACGAAATTTCCAGTGTCACTAACGTTTACTGGTGTAAACCCTAACGCCCCTGTAACGTCACCGTTGGACACCTCAGTGAGGAAGATCCCGGTTTCTGAATCTGTGACGAAATTTCCAGTGTCACTAACGTTTACTGGTGTAAAACCTAAGGCTCCTGTAACGTCACCGCTAGATATCTCAGTTAAATAATTTGTATTGGGCTTCTCTGCATACTCAAATTTGAAAGGGCCAACTGTCCACTGATCACCCAGACCAATTGTACTGTATGGTTTTATTGTTAGGTATAGATCACTACCTGTGAACTGAGGTATATTCTCCTCATACAAAACCACACTTTGATTTTTGTTTTGGAACAAGGTTTTTGTCGCAGCTAAATGATCCGCAGATAAAGGGTTGCTGTTAAAATATGTAGACCCTGACGCCCAATATATATCAACATGATCAAAGTTGGTGTATTCTGGACTGTTTAAGAAATCAAAATCAATTTTTAATTGCCCAGAAGTTCCAGACAGCACTTGGGTAGAAGCGGACCCATTAGAAGAGGTGAACTTGTGTCCAGTGGCTGTATCTGTGACAGTGACAGATGAAACTTTTGGCCTATTACCATAAAAATAAAACTCACTAGTAGTAGCATTATCGTCTCGGTCTTTGATCTCGGTCTTTATACCAAAATGTGGAGCATAGAAACCAAAGATATCTATATTGTTTTGCTCAGTGAAAGTAAAACTGGACTGCTTGTAACCAGATTGGTAATTAGCATAGGCTACTGTACCATCTGGCTCTAGTATACTTATGTTTGATTCTGTAAGAAACGCACTTTTCAGAAAGTCTCTGGCGTCCGTTACCTCCTGACCGTCCCTGTCTTGAATCCGAAGGTTCAATGTCAAGTCTCTATAATTATGGACACCACTTCCACTAGAAGTTTGAGTAACGTCTGTAGTGTTACCACTATATACAGAGTTGAATTCAAACACCCCTGTGTTTAAATCTGAAGAAGAAGGCGTGTATGTATAAAAGTTATCCATGTTATGAGAATGTAATATTAGTTACAACTGGTCGGTCTAAAACTGAAAGGCTATCGTAAAGAAAAAACGATGTTATGGTGCTATAATCAGAATCGAAGAACTTGCTCGTGTTGTTTGTATTATCGCCTATAGTTTTAACATTTAAAGTGAACTTTCCGATAACCCCTATGTTATCGAATTTAACTGAGTTTGTGTTCTGTGTTATAGAAGATTCTGATACTGAGCCGTTTGCATAATTTAATATAGCATTGTACCCATTATTGTTCGTCACTTGGTCCCAATCACCGCTAATAAAGAAAGTATTAGCGTTAGTCCCTAAGCCTGTTGTCAAGGATAAATTTTGAGGAGAAGATAAAGTGTCATATGTAACATCACCAACTTGGGTTTGCACTTGGTAAGCGTAAGTGTTCTCCTTTGGCTCGAAAGAAATATTGTTTTCTATCAATTCGTACTTCCCTGTATCAAATTTTGAAGCTGACACTAGGTAGTCATTGGGGCTATCTTCTTTTATAGAATCTATTTTGTACAAAAAGTCAGAAGCTTCTTTAATTTCAAAACGGTAGGGACTTCCTAGTTTTATATGCTGTAAGTAGTCAGGTAGGTCCACCCCACTGACATAAGACCCTATCTCATTAGCTACATTTCCGACCAAGCCTGTAACTTGCAGAGTCACAATCTGAGGGTTGGAGCCTACGGTTATGTCAGCCACAGAGATTCCGTTGGTTGGATTATCCACACCTGAGAATATTTCTGCCCCACCTATGGAGCTTATTGCGAGACTTGGGTTATAATAACTAATTTTTGAGTTTGCATGCAAGTTTAACGTATTTAATGAATAGTTAGTCTCTAATTCTGTTAACCCATTTGTTATCCTGCTATAAAAGTCGTATTGACTCTTAGAGTTTGTTGTTGTCAGGTCTGCCCCATGAGCTAGCACATCACCTGAAGCCAATACCCACTTGCCCAAGGGGCTACTTGCGGCAAGGTCATCTACGTGATAGTAAATTTTCTTACTATCAATACCTGTGTAAACAGGGTAGTCTACGTTTATATACTCATCGTTATCAACGCTCTCGGAAACACTTTGAGTGTAGCCGCTTAAGTACCCAGAGAAGTTATAAAAACCTGTGTAATCGTCCAATCCGGGTATAGAGTTATGCCCTGTTATAGCAAACGTGTCTTTTATTTTTTCCCTTTTTAATGCCGCTGTGTCTGAAAGTTCTTGTGTTGTATTGTCCCCTGTAGGGACATACACCGTCAGTAAACCTGTTTGTATTGAACTGTCTAGTGGGCTACTGAGCCTTAGATATTGATTATCTGTATCAACGCTTAAAACTTTGCCGAAGTTAGTTTTGTTGCTTTTCAACTCATCTTCTACTATGATCAAATCTCCGGGCTGACAAAACAAGGCTTCTAACCCTGTGTTGAATGCAACTTTTTGATTCTCTTTGACAGTCTTGTAAATAAGATGCTGGCCTATTCTCCTAGCCATGGCTTTGGAGGTAACACCTAGAGCGTCTATTCTGTTTTTGAACACTCCTCTGTTTCTTATATCTTCAGCATCTTCTACGACCTCTATCTTAGGGACAAAATCTTCAAACCTATCTAGGTATCCTACTTCGACAGTGTTAAACTGCTGGTCTCTCCTTAGGTTGGCATAATTAAATAGGCCATCTTTTACATTGATGTTATTAAACAAAGCTATTGGTTCTTTTACCCTCTCGTCTGCGAAGGAAACTTCAGCACTCCTAAAGAAGGTCTTGCCTCTGAATAGGTTTGATATAGTTTGGACTGCATCAAAAATCTTTTCATTGTTGTTGAACAATATATTACAAGAGAATCTAGGCTCCAATCCTCCTCTACCATCTGGCACACCAACAAAATTTCCACTGTCGTCTACTGCATCACAAAAACGTCCTATCTTATACAGCTCCCACTTGTTCACTTCGTCTTCTGTGATGTGCTGACCAAAACCATATCTAGGATTCGTTAATAGATCGAAAACGACCCAAGCAGGGTTGTCAGTCCACCCTTCTACAAAAGTTCCATCCCAGTCCCCATTGTAGACTGACTTTTGCTCTTGGCTAACATCATCTAATTCATTTTTTTTGTCATAATACCTTTTATCTGTCTTCAAACCATCCTCCATAGTCGGTTTGTAATTACTAGGTATCAGAACTCTCTTCAGTCTAGCATCAAACCTTCTTTCTGGAATGCTAGAGAACTGTCTAGAATCCAACTTAGTGCCTATTATAGCAGAATACGGGTACCTAAGATTACATTTAAGTATCTCCGTTACTTTATAAAGAGATATATTTTTCTCGATCAAAATTGAAAACGTTTCTGTTGATAATTTCTTAACCCTTATGTACCTTTTCTCAGAAACACTCTCTATGCTAAAATTATTAGGGTTAGCTTCTTTGACCTTTGGGAGTATGAAAGGTTCTGACACAGGATTCTCTACAGACCCACCCTTTAGCACCTCCAAGTATTTAAAATCTGAATACCTACCTGTAGCGTGAGCATTACCTATGTCTATAAGTGTCGTGCCTTCTACAACAGCAGCCATCCTGTAACGCCTAACGTCAGCAGGAACTTCAACACCGTCACTGTTTATCTTTCCGACTTCAACCTCAAAATTTACAACAGCTGGAATCTTGTCACCTGCCTTTATAGCTTTTTCATCCTCTGGGCCTCTGTCTTTCTCATTAGTATCAAACAAAGAGTCCACCTGTAAAGTCAAGAACACTTCTTCTACATTAGGGTTGTAAACAACATGTGTTACTGCGACAGCCTCTTCATCTAAGCCGTTTGATGAATTCGTAGAATTCCAATCTGTAAAACTCTTAACACTCGCTCCTCTTCCCTCCCTCTGGTTATCGTTACTCCCCTCTCCATCAGGCAGAGAGTCATTATTGTCATCGGAGGTGTATTCAAAAAAATCTGCTGTGTCCTTGCTCAAATCTTCCGATTTGTCCCCTGACTGAACCTTTAACCTTTGAACCTCGCCGTTAAGTCTGTAAGGGCCGTAAAGTCTCTCGTTGATATTTTTATCTATAAATACCTCGTTAAAATATCTAAAGGGCAGTTGGGAAGGTTCACCCAACCTTTCCTCGGACAAGACATTAGAATAGTTGTATTTCTCATAGTTGTCTATACCGATTGAATCTTCAGGATTTTCAAACAACTTGAAGGCTCCAATCCCTCTCAAGAAGTTCATCGCTTCTAATCCGGGCTGCACATAGTGGCCTTGATTTAAGTAAGGCTCTTCTGTATCGTCACATAGCACTACGAAGATCCCTTTTACATCTCCGTTTGTTGCACCACTTGCGTCTAAAACAGGAACCAAAAGGTTTACAACCTTATTGTTTGTATCCAGAGGTTTGTCTGAGGAGCTAGCGCTTACTGGTTGGAGAGAGACACTATCCTGTGAAATCGTTTTATTTGTTTGGATCTGAAGACTGTCTGAGTAGATGACTACAGCTCCACCTTTTGTGGCACTCCTAAGTTTATAAAAAATTTTATTTAGAAATACAGGTTCTCTATTGATCCCTGACGCTTGGGACTCCCAAGAGAATCCAAAGTTCCTCTTCATAGCCCTATCTATGCAAACTCTCATCGGGTGACCCTCAGGGTAAGTAACCTTGTCATCCCAAATCGCAAACAAATCCGAAAGTAATGATTTGCTACTTCCTAACCTAGTAGAATCAGAAAACTCTTTTAATGCAACACCTCTCAAGTTCTGCAAATCCCCGTAACTACCATTGGACTGATTTATATCTGGGCCAGACCCTTGTTTAATCTTGGTTGTAAACACAAGAGCAAATTTTTTGTTAGGATCTGAGGACAGAAAACACAATGCCTCCCCGTTTCCGTACCTTTTGGTAGATTTGTCAGTGAAAGATTGAGTAACCTTTCCTCCTAAATTATACAAAGAAATAGTATTACCTGTTACCCTATTGTTCAACTGGCTTGTCACAAAGCCATTCCCAACAGCTAGAATTGCCACTGGCCCCCTAGATGTGCCACTTCCACTAGAAACCAGTGAATCAAAAAACGTTTTTACACCTGAGGCTCCAGAAGTGTCGAATACATCGGAACCTCCAGTTGATACTTTATCATACAAATTAATGTAATTGGTATTTAACACCCTAGCGTCATTTGAAACTTGAACCGCCGTCCCATTTAAGTAAATACCTTGGGACAAATTATCTTGACCGAGCAAAGAGCCATTTTTGTTAACCAACCCTTCTATAGGTCCGTCAGATATCAAATCTAAGTTTTCTACATAACTAAAGGATGAGGCGAACTGAAAGTCACCTATGGCTGGCGGCCTCAGTGTGGCAGGTTTCACCTCGGGTTTTTTGCTAAACAGACCTCCCCCTCTTAAGCTTATTTTTTTATGTAAATGCTTCATTATGCAGGTTCTACCTTGTTACTCTTGATTTCAGCCTCTGGAGAATCTATTATAGTCAACTGATTAGAAGTCATAACTTTCGATGATTCTATAGACTGTGGGAAAGACTTAACAGAGCTTTGCACTATCTGTGAACCAACTTTCAATCTACCGTAACCTATAGGTATCGGACTTCCCTGACTTGCCACATTTGCATTTCCACCTTGGAACAAAAGGGAACCTTTTGTGCTGCCAACGGTTGCCTCTCCACCATCTAATGTTCCGGGGTCCATCAAGGCGTAACTTATAGCCACCTGAGCCACAGCAATAAGTATGACCTCAAGAAGAGGTAATCCAGACCCAACTATCACAGGGACCAAATCTATTTGGTGGGGGCTTTTGCTATTCAAAAACGACTCTTTGGTCATTCTTTTTTTGTCCACCAAAATATCATAAACAAAACCTTGTTTTTGCAAGTCTACAACCCTTTTCCGAAACCCGGAACGATTGCAATCTATAGCTTTTATAACATCTCTAGGCTTTGAGATCTTCATATTGAAGATTTCACCATACTCTTTAGCTAGTATACCATGTAATTTAATTTTGGTCATTGCAATCCTTTACCCTGTTAAGTATACTTACATCTAAATCCATGTTTTTAGGCTCATAAATATGAATTTTTTTAGTTTCTAAACTGTAAATCAGAAAGGGGTCGCAACAACTCTCTGCCATTTTTATGTCAAACTCGGAGGGTTTTTCGCTCCCTTCTATATGACTGTGATAGATAGCTACCATTTCGTATTCATCCTTAAACAATAGGTAGTTAATAGGATCTATCATAAAGTAGTTAGAGGGGTCTTCAGCTATGTTGTCCTGTGGGGTTACAATGTATTTACCAGAAACCTTGCTGTACCCCAAAAAACCACAAATCTCTATATACTCGTTAGATTCACAAACCCTCTTTACTGCGGCTAAAGCTTGTTTTGCGTTCACTGTTGCGAGGGCCTAGGGTTGTAATCGTAACCATCTGTCCCCGGAAATCCTCCGAAAGGCAAAAAGAAGTACTCTTGGGTGCTTTCAACATGAGTCACAGACTCATTGACATAATTCACCGTCTCAAAATTATCAGTCCTTAAATCTCCATAACCAGTAAGGTGTAAATTATGGGTAGAGCTGTCGAGCAGACCAGTAGCCGACCCTATAGCTCCTGTATTCATATCATACCAAGCCACCAAGCCGCCATCTGTATCCTCACCAGTTAATGTAGCTAAATCCCCAGTGCATTGGGAATACTCCAAGGGCATAAAGACATCTTCAAATGGAGCGTCCCTAGAAATGTTGGTCTTTCTTAGTTTTTTTAACTCATCATCGGTCAACGCCCTATCCCAAACACAAGCTTGGGCAATATCACCTTTGTAAGTTCTATTATAGTCGGGGTTGCTACCTATATTCTGCAACTCAAAAAGAGAAAAGAAGTCAGGCTGATTGTCAGAGCTTGCATCTACAGTTTGTGTAAATGGTTCGAAGATGTTGTCATTATAGCTAAACGACACAGATTTTGTATCCCACCTGACAGACACAAATCCGAATTTGTCCTCTACAGGGAAAGCATTTATTCTTGAGTCTTTTGGGGCTAAACGTATGCTGCCTCTGTCCGACCCTTTAGATCTTAAACCCACTGTGGTGCTACTTATATTGCTTAAATTTTTATTGGAGAATATATGTTTCAGATAGTTGTCTATCTTAGTATTACGGACCCACAAAGTAAGAGTGAAGGCTTTTGCACTGGCTGTTTTGTATGTCAACACTGAGTCTGTCCCAGAAAATGTAGATGCTGCGCTAGCGAATTGGATTCCGACAGGACTTGATTCTGACCTTTTTTTAAATGAGACATATTTCAGATCTTGAGCTGATGCCCCCACGAACCTTTGATAAGTTTTTGTCTGGCTGAATCTTTTTTTACAAGACTGTAGGCTTTTGCTGCAATTATCTTGCTGCCAATAAGTGGGGTTATTTTCTGGGAACTGTTTGTCTGTTGGACTGTTGGCCTTCACACAAACATACCAAGTTTTGAAGTAAACAGGATTCCCGTTACTGTCCCTACCTACTATCAAACTTTTCTTTTCAATGTAAGCTGCTGACAATCTAGTATCTGGCGCATAAGTATTGTTGGGATTATATTCAAACTCAGGGCTATCAAACTCGTCAGGGAAATTTTCTCCTAAAGCAACTATGCCACCACTAGAATTTTTGAAAGGTTCAGCTGTTGCCCTCTCTATGGGTTTGCCTTGATAACCACAACCCAAACCTCTATACTGCCAGTAGCAATACTTTGCGTTAACAGTCCTCTGGTTTACATCGAAATTATCCAGATCTGTTGGCAAGTTAAGCTCAAACTCCACATAGTTAAAGTTTTCCAAGGATTTCTGCCCTATCAAATACTTCTCCTCTGTTATTTCTGCGTTACCATCAGCAACCCCGAAAGGGTTGCCCCCATCAAAGTTCACATCATCTAGGTGTTTAACAAAAACCTTCTTCCTATATATTACGGCATTTTTAAGGTCTGAGTACTGTTGCAGCAAAACCGTTATTATCTTATCAGAGTTTGCTATCCGAATCTTTGGGCGGGGGAGAGTGCCGTCTCCAAACACGCCAAAACCCTCGGTTTCCACCGCCAAGGGCATATAATTCAAACCATTCCAGACAATAGCATTTTTAAAATCTGACCCCGCATGAAATGTGTAAAACTTACTTGGTTCGTTCGTAAAATCCGGGTGCAATACGAAAAGTTCTAAAACCGCTGTAGGTTGTAGGTCTAATAAACTTTTTGCTGCCTTGTTCCTTCCTTCTGACGCCATGCTTTAATTTACACTTATTCTCACACTATAATAAAAATAAATACGGATTACTCTAAAAAATCGTTGACAAATAGGCGATTGTCATGATTATTATCATAAATAATGCAAACAAGTTTCAAAATCATAGGAACAAGCTCTTTGAGCAGCAGGTTACAAGAAAAGATAGCAAAATGCGAAGATTTCAAATTTGCATCAAGCACTCCTTCTGTCCAAGCTTTGGAC